AACCGCTATCAAACGCTATAGGTTTGCCCTGATCAGCATTAATTCTTATTGTAGTTTGAAGGGGTATCTTACCTAATACCGGTACTTGATACTTGTCACTTAAATTGTTTGCTCCGTTTTCTCCAAAGATATGATCTATGTTACCGCAATGATTACACAAGTAACCACTCATGTTTTCTACGATACCCAATATTTTAATATTTCTTTGTACAAACAATTCTATTCCCTTTTTACAGTCTAGTAACGCTACATCTTGCGGAGTAGTTACTATAACAGCTTGTGCTTTAGGTAGCAATTCACAAAGGGAAATTTGTATATCACCCGTGCCCGGGGGCATGTCGATTACCAAATAATCTAATTCATTCCATTGTGTGTTTAGCAACAAGTTTTTTAATGCTACCGTTGCCATTGGCCCGCGCCAACTTACTGCTTGATCATCTCTTATGCTGCTAGCAATAGACATTACTTTTACGCCATGCGCGTCAAAAGGTAGTGTATACTTCATGTCTTCAGTTAAGTTAAAAGGTTGATTGTTTTCTAACCCAAACATCATAAACTGACTGGGCCCATAAATATCAGCATCAAACACTCCCACACTAAATCCTTGGTTAGATAGTGCCGCGGCTAAATTAGCTGCTACTGTGCTTTTACCTACACCGCCTTTACCAGAAGAAACTAAAATAATATTTTTTACTTGATCTACGCCCATATCTTACTCGCTATAAATATCATGATTGATTATATTACACCAATGCTTTAAATCAGTTTTTGTAAAAGCCATAATACCATCATTTAATCTGTCGGTAAATTCACTGTCTACACCGCCAAATCGTAAAGGACTATACACTGGTGTTTTATCGGGTCTACGAAATATTCTAAAATGTTTAGGATAAGTAACATTCTTTTCAAATGTAGAACCCATGAATATCGCTCCCGGTTTATCAAACGATCTTGCCATGTGTTGCCCTACTGAATCACATCCTATAAAATAATCGCATTCACTGATTAAAGCCATAAACATTCTTAGATCAGTATTTACTGTTTGTAAATCTACTGAAACTTTGTCACCGGGATGACGTAATTCTCGTGGACCGAAAAAGAAAATCAAACAGTCGTTGCTTAAATTTTCTAACATAAACAAATAATCATCACAATCTAAACTACGATGAGAAGAATCATAAGGTCTATTGTTTGTAATTTGCATAGTACTGCCATATGGTTGAAACACAACTACTTTACTTTTGTTGTGTTTTTCTTTAAACTCTTGAATGATTCTTTTAACTGAATTTTTTTCATATGTACTTAAATAAATATTTGGTTTGGTTAAGTCACTATGATCTTGTGTTTTGTTTATTTCTCTATCAAACGCTTCAGCTAATGATATATGTTGATTGTAATATTCATACTGATAATATGGTTCTGGACATATAACTTTGTTTGGTTTTATATACTGTTCAAATACTTCTTTTTGATGAATACCAATAGTTCTTTGTTGCAAGATAGGATGTGACCAGTATAAACTTTCCCAACCATGTACTATGATTCTAAAGTCATCTGTAGGATTTTGTCTATGATATTTTTCAAGTGCTGGTATAGCAGTAATTACTCTACCTGCGCCGCCGTTAATTATAAAAGTTGTGTTCATTTTAGTCATTTATTAATTGATTCCATGGTGCGATTATACCTTCGCAATGTATTTGTTCTACTTCTACCAATAAATCTTTGTCTATAATTTTAAACATAGCTTCTTCAATGGTAGTCGCTTCAGCGATATGTTTATAAAGAGATTGTGATACCAATTCTTTCATGTTGCTTATTAATGATCCGCACACTGACCACAATCTAGCATGTAGCGATACTAAACCATATTCATTAGTATTACGACTTTTAAACACATATTTGTTGGTAACAGTATCGTAAAAGTTTATATTGAATTCATTACTTAGTTTATATCTTGCTGATATTTTAAAAAGTCTTTTGGGTGTTAAATTTAATTGTTTAACTAAATCTAGTGCCACAAGCAACATATAAGCTTCTCCTGCACCCTTTGCGCCATTTTTATTAAATTCTATGCAGGGTTTTCTATTACCTATATCTAAAAAGTAAGTTACTTGTTTAACCAACAAGTCATATTGTTCGTCGCTAAGTGGTTGGGTAGAATTATCAATTAAGATAATAGTAGCGGTATTATCTTTTTGTTTGATAGAACTAATCGTATCTAGTGTTTGTAAGTATCTATCATTACTAGATATCAATCCCCAATTGGTATTAATAGTTGAAGTAATGATAAACACATTATTTTGTGTAGTCATTCCACCACTGTTTCCAATCAATAAAGGGATCTTGTTGCTGTTCAAACTGTAAGTGTAATGCTAAACTAGGTACAGGATTAAATCTTATCGCTTGATTATTTTGCCATATCTTCCAAATAGTATTACTTTCTTCGTAATGTTCTGTTCTAGGATTTAAATAATCACCGTTGTATTTTAGTGCTAGTACTTCAAATAGTTCCCAATTTGCTTTAAAGATTGCTGGTACAGTAAACAAAACATTTGTTGTAAATACACCAGTACGCCAGTGTCTGTTAGAGCCATGTACAATAAAATCTGTTCTGTTAGGAGGATTGTATTCACCGGGCTCGTCAAAGGGATACAATACAATATCTGTACGCTTTAGTCTATCACTAAACAACTGATAACTGTCAAGCATTTCTTGAATAGCGGTAGGTACGTGTAAGTAATCATCTTCTACTGAATAAACTAAATCAGCTTTGCTATTTTTACACAACAACCATTGTTGATGTGCTGAATAATTATATCCCTGTTCTGCTAGTGCAATAAACTCACCATTTACTTCTTGTATAATTGATTTTAATTGTTCAGTAGTTTCGTCGGATGAATGGTCATCTAATACTGTAAGCTTAATAAAACAGTCTTTAGTGTTTTTAATACTATTAACTAGTGAACGAGTACAACCTATAACAATTTCGTTTTTAGGCAAATCACAATATCTTTCGCGCCAATCTATATGAACATTAGTTCTGTCGCAAGTTCTTAAAATTATATCTAGTATTTTCATTTTTTAAATATCATATCCGACGCTACTTTTTTCATTTTGTTATAGCCCAACCCAGCTAATACATTCATAATAGTTTGTTGTGCTATCCCAAATCTATTTCCATGATCTAACCATTCTACTATAATAGTAGGAGAACATCTTTCAATAGTGTTTAATGCTCCCATGATAGCAAACAATTCATATCCTTCAACATCTAAATGAATACAATCAACTGTATCAATGTGTAAACTATCTATAGTAAACTGTGGCAAATTACCTGTAGTAGTTACTAATCCTGTGCCGCAGTTATTTTTTTCGCTGTTCTCTATATTAACAGTTTTATTAAAGCACCCTAACACACCCTGATATAACAAAATATTATTTGTATTGATAGTGTTTAATGCTAAACATTTAAAGTTTGTTGTATCAGGTTCAAAAGCATATACTGTACTAAATCGTTCTGCAAATTTTAAAGCATAAGCACCAACATTTGCACCCGCATGTATAATTGAACGATAATTATCACACGCTGCAAATACTTCACTTACTGCACCTATTTCACTATTAGTCCAAGTATAACAAGTCTTATCTGTTATAGGCCAATACAAATTATCACTTCTTTTTTCTATGTCAGGTCTCATTTACGCCACACTTCTAAATCGTGGTATTTGTTTAAAATATCGGGCGGTAAAATATAATTTCTAGTTTTGTGTTCTACACGTTTTCTAACTTCGTGTAACTTGATACCAATTTCTTGATCGTATTCATCCCAAGAAGCTTCAACATTGTTAAAGTCATGTTGAAAGTAAGGCTCATCAATAAAATTATAAAGTGATTTTATCATTTGTTCTGGTTGTTTAGTTAACTGATCATATTCTAAAATAAACAGTGAACTTTTCTCAGAACCAGTTATTGCTTGTTTGATACCTAAATAAGGAAAACCAATTATTCCCTTTTCTTCCATAAGCATTTCTGCTCTTGAATAAACTGATCCAGAAAGACCGCCAGTAACTGTATTAGTAGAAAAAGGATTGCGTCTGTGTGCTAATTCAAAACTGTCTATTATCCAATTAATATCTCTAACACACACAATAAATTTAGACTTAGGATACAGGTCTTTTACTACATTAGTTAAGTAAGTCCAAGCACGATTAGTATTAAAGATAACAGGCTTGTCAACATCTTGATAATAACCTTCAAACAATCCATTGACAATATTTTTTCTTCGTTGTACAGGAACTTCGCTTTTCATTCCCGGACTGTCTTGTGCTGCTTCAATTACACCCTTAACTAAGTTAGCTAATGGGTCAGTAATTGATGCGTGAAATTTAGGATTTTGCTTTAAGATAGAAGTTAGCAGCGTTGATCCTGCTCGTGGCAATCCAGTTATAAAGTGATATTGTTTCATTTGTTTTCCATTAATTTTAAAACTCTTTGTTTTACATTAGTAAGAGGTTCGTGCCAGTCTCTTACTTTAGTTTGTTTGTGTACTTGAAAGTTGTTACCATACCATGGTGTTGTTGTATCTTTGTGTGAAGTAGACCAAATATAATATTCTGCTATAGGCACAATAACAAAACAAGTTTTACCCATTGCTCCAGCAGCGTGAACTAAACTTGTACAGCTACTTATGATACAATCCATTTGATCTATAAAATCTAGTGTATCTTCCCAAGTTTCAATTCTATTACCTAAGTCAATACAACCTTCATGATTTATTTCTTTGTCTATGTAATAAATTTCTGCTTGTTCAGGCATATAACTTAGCATTAGTTCAAGTGGAATTTTTCTGTATTCATCTTGTGAGAAATAAGGATTGCCCGAACACTTGATACCAATTTTAAATTTATCACTTGTGATTTTATTTTTAGGATTTTTAATGGGTGTAAGATAAGGTTTACGCCACAGTTTATCTTCAGTTAAATTAAGATAACCAGGCAAACTCATCATGGGAGTCCACAGTTGCCTACGATCAATAGAATAAGTTTCTGTGATTACTTCATATCCGTTTCTGCGAAAAAGATTTACAGTATCTTCGCGGTATTTGCTCCAAGTAGAGTATAATACAGGTTTCATACCTAAATCTTTGATATGATCAAAAAATCTGATATTGATTATTTCATCACCAATGCCACCTTCGCCGTCAACATAAATTGTTCTACCAGGTTGAATTGTACCAGTCCATTTAGTCATGCCTAATACTTCTTCAAATCTGCCATTTTTAGGCTTGATTGATCCCATGAACGCTAATACACCTTCAGCAATATTACCTTCTCTTAGTACCTTTCCGCTTAGTGCATTTTTCATAGCATCAGCTTTTTCAGGATGTTTTTCAGCTAAGCTGATTAGCATTAGTTCAGAAGTTTTTCTGTCACCCATTAAAGCAAGATTAAATGCTCGTTGTGTTTGTGTTTCAAAATCATCAGGAGTTACTTTTAAATTTAAATCAATATAAAAAAGTGCTTTTTCTGGTTGATTTAATGCGTTGTAAGCTTTGTACAAATTAGCTCTAGCAATATAAAGTTGCTGGCCATTTTCTGCTTTAGAATAAGCAGCTTCAGCACATTTTAAATAAAGCGGTCTGTGTTCTGCTTTTAGTGATAGATATCCAAGAGTATCAAAATCTTCTATAGATTCAGCCCGCTTAAAGTAATGTTCTAGCATTTCAAAAACGATTTTTCGTTTTTCATTACCAAGCAAATCCATTACTACAGTAGTTAAATCTTGGATTATAAATTCTTTAGTCTTTGATAACGACAAGTTTCACCCACAATTCTTCAATTATGTTATTATGTTGTTTTAGATAAGCTTCTACTTCTTCTCTAGGTTTACCCACAAATTGTTCTTTAAAGTCTTTTGAAGGTATATAATCCCAATCTAAAATTTCAAAGTCAACACCAAAATACAATCCTAATCTAGAACTTGCTGCTCCCTGTTCTTCACATAGTCTGTTGTGTTTTTTACTGAATAACAACAAACCACCCACTGTGATAGGTCTACGATGAGTTGGATCGTCATAAAAGTAATCGTGTCTGTGATGCGGAACACGGATATCTATTGTAGCACCATGTTTACATACACGATAAAGTTCTTGTAAGCAGTTAAAGTAACCTTCACCTAAGTGTTCAAACACATGATGAGCTACAACTACTTCTACTGAATTGTCTGAAAAGGGAAATTGATCTTTTTCTAAGTTAAAACAATAGTCTGGGTTTTCTCTAGCATCGTAATCGCAAGTTACAAAGCCTTCTATTTTTGTTGATCCTGCACCAATATTGATTTTCATTTTAAGATTCCAAATATAATCTAGATTATATAGTAGAATTTTTTAAAAATCAATACTTTCGGATACCTAATGAATTGCTTCCGCCAGCCGAAACTTGACACCAGTCAGTAAAACCACCTACAACAGAAACAGGTGATGATGTGTTAGTGTTGGTGTTGTCACCTAATCTTCCGCACGATCCCACACCCCATGCCCAAGCAGTACCGTTTAATCTTACTGCTACAGTGTGTACTCCTCCTCCGCAAACTTGACACCAGTCAGTGAATCCACCTACGACTGAAACTGGAGATGACTTGCTAACAGTCGTATTATCACCTAATATACCTACCACTGCACAACCCCAAGACCAAAGTGTGCCGTTCTGTCTTATAGCCATTGAAAACTTATCTCCCGAACTCACTTGGCACCAATCAGTAAATCCACCCACTACAGATACCGGTGATGATCTGCTTACTGTAGAGTTATTACCTAACTGACCAGGAGCCCCCAGCCCCCAGCCCCAAAGACTTCCGTTTTGTCTCAATGCTAATGATGAACAATATCTCATTGATGCGTTACACCAGTCAGTAAATCCGCCTACTACAGAAACCGGTGATGATTTACTTACTGAAGTATTATCACCCAACTGACCAAAGTTGTTACAACCCCAAGTCCAAATACTACTATTTGTTCTTACTCCCAGTGAAGAA